CAAGTGTCCCCGACATCTGAGTACCAAAAGTGAGTAAGTCAGGCTTACGCTGCTATCTTATAGCGGTTGGCATCTGCCGGTTAGAGTGTATGGATGAGTTACGTAACGCAGAGACCCGTGTTCAAGGCAGGACTCGCGCCATGTCAGCGGTGTCACCATCAATTGCTGAGAGCTCTGAGTGGGCCCGTGAGGGCGAAGGAGTTCGACGAGGCGAAGATCAAGGAGGCATGGCGAGTCGACATACTGGTGGGAATGTGCCAGATCTGCAGGGAAGGCAGGTTGGAGGAACACACTTGCGCACCGAGATGTCTGCCGGCGGTGGAGGACAGGGAGTACATAACATGGTTTACGGACGAGGAGATGACAACCATGTATTTTGCTGCAGTGACAGGTGGCTTCGCGGAAGCACCGATGAAGGTCAGAGACAGCAACCTGATGTTATCAGTGAAGACGATCAAGAATCAGAAGCATCGGTCAGCATTGACCTCGACTGCTCTTCGGGAGATTCTTCCATACGTAGTGTCCGCGCTTGCTGGCCAAGAGTCAACAAGGCAACCCTGGACCCTATGGCGAACATGTTGTTGCTGGAACCCACCGCAACACCGTGTGTCTCGCACTTTTCATTCGATCACTTCGCGCCTGTTGGAAGATTCATTTGCATTGGCCTGGATGGTGGACTCATCGAGCTACACACCAGGGGATCATATTTCTGGAAGCAGTCCGAACAGCCCTTCAGTGGAATCAACTACACTGGAGGTTACAAGATCACAATCCGTGTTGTCTGGCCCGAGCTCACAGGTAGTTCGCGCGGTTATGGCTACATCGGAACTAACATCAGGGATCACTCTCTCAAGGGACCAGATGGATCCAACAAGTACATCCCAGGAGTACAAGGACAGAAACCAGCAGAGGACAGGGATGGAAGACGTTGGCCCATTGGGTGTGGACCAGAACACATCTACAGCGAGTATTCAGGCGATCACAACGAGCGATTCTGCAGACAGCTCAAACTCTTCGCGCCTGATCTCTTTCCCACCGGGTATAACGTCAAACTTGCAGCCAACTGGTCAAGATCAAGTGGCATTGACCTCGACGACTACATCTACTCCAGGAGCGTCCAGTGGGCCTGGCGTGATTACGCCACTGCAGATGTTGTCGATGTCATTGCTGACAAACGCAAGATGCGGAGCTGCTTCATCGAGCCAGGTCAGGTCGGTGGAGTTGGCGGAGTTGAGTGGCATGTCCACGTTCTCATCTTTATCCATGGGCTCCTTGTCAGGCGAAATGACAATGGCGGCCGCGTCGTTCCCAGAGCACAAATCACGTTTGAGGCTGATCCCGGTACGCACGCCCATGCGTTCTGAGGTCGTCAAAACTGAGAAGGGCACGACATGCATTGTGGAGGAGATGGAGTTTGAGGACACTGATTTCAGGGTAGTGCAGATATGCCCTGCCATCATGGAGAGAGTTTTTCACAAGCACAGTATTGAAAACGTTGTAGATGCAGTCATACAGCGTAAGATCATACCAGACAGACGTTTCACGTTGGATACGCACGAGAGGGAAGAAGTGAGGTACACAACGAAGAAACTCATGGACCGATACTTCACGGTGGGCGACATTGAGAATGTGGCAAAGTGGTGTATCGAGTCAGATTACGTCTCAAGCAAGTGGTCGGAGCAAAGATACTTGAATGCAGTTGATGCAGCGAGGGCAAGACATATACCCAATCAGGGGATAGTGCATACAGCGGGTATCAAGCTTGAACCACACAAGCCCGGTAAGGCGCCAAGGTTACTTGTGGCCGATGGGGATTTTGGCCAGATAGCCACGATACTTTTGCTTGGTGTGTTGGAGAGGAGGCTCTTCACTGTTTACGAGCAAGAGAGTATCAAAGGCCTACCGAAGGATGAAGCCATTGATCGTGTTATACAGAGAACACAGTTGGGGCCGGGCTACTCAGACTTTTGCGTCATGGAGGCGGACGGATCAGCCTTTGACATGAGCGTGTGTCTGGATGTGAGGGACTTGGTGGAAAACATGCCCCTAGACAAAATCCAGAACGTTATCATGGACGTAGTGGGTGAGGGCCTCGCTTCGTACGCCGATGCAGACAGACGGACACGACGTAAGGCAAAGTTTGAGATAAGGGTGGCACCAACCAAGCATCCTGGTACCACCGAACACCTATTGTTGGAAAGTTGTAGGAAATCCATCAAGGTGGTCATCGACTCGATAAGGAAGAGTGGGCAACGAGGCACCTCTTCGCTTAACTGGCTTACGAGTAAGGTGTTGGGAGCGTGGACAATATACGGCAAGAATGCGCATAAGATGATGGATAAACAATCCACTGGCGCAACCGACATCTTCGGGAAACACAGGAAATATTTGCCAGTTTATGAGGGTGATGACCAACTGGCAACCGTTGCCCCTGCATTCACCAAGGAGGAGGTGAAGGTGTTACAGGAACGGTGGGCCAAGTTGGGGTTTGGTATGAAAATCGAGATACGAACTCGAGGCGAGCCCGTTGAGTTTACTGGTTGGAAGTTGTTGGTTGGTGATCGAGGGCCTCTTCCCGGATCTGCCGTTCCCGACATTCCCCGCCAGCTTGCTCATATCCCCTTCAGCCTTTCACCATTGGCAGTCCAAGCTGCCAAACTAGGGGATACAGAAACTCTCGGGCAAGTGGCAGCCGCTTCCATGCTGTCATGCGCCTATTCACTCGCGCCGAAGGCACCAACTCTGGCTGCCACGCTGTTAAGGTGGGCTGACAGCTGGTCACCCAAGGAGATGTTCAGCCATGATAACATCATGCGTCTCATGCCAGAAGTCTATGAGCTTGTTGTTCCCGAAGCATGGAAGGACGGGGGCAAGGTTCTAGACAAACAACTCAAGAGAGCATCAAAGTACAAGCATGGCATAAGAGACATGATCACGGAACGGATAACACAACAATGGTCAAAACACGACAGCGTGGAAGAGGAGTGTGCCTTTGCACTAGCCCATGGCTGGTGCACAACAGCTGATGAATGGCAGAAGTTCTTGGAGTCACTCGAAGGTATTACCATAGAGTCTGATGATGCTGCGATCAGAACTTTCTTGCCACCGAAGCTTAGAACTTTCATTTTGTAAGTGCTAGGCCCGAGGTCGGGACACAGACGTACAAAGTTGCGTGGTAGGTTCAAGCTGTGTCGTCCGCACGGGTATTTACCTTTTCCCGGGCGTTATAAATTAGGGGAGCCAAACACCACCGTGTTTGGTGAGACAGGGCGCCTGCTATGATTTTGGCCGAGCTCAGATGGCCTGTGAGACATAGCCCATGGTTGAGATTAGCTCAACAGGTGTATAAAAAGCAAGAGCCCATGCTGCCCTGGGAGTTTACTTCACTGGTCCACGCCTACGCCGTAAGGGTGGATCGAGAGCCAAGACCGCTGATTCTCACACAGCTGCGGTGTGGCCAAGCCTTGCAAGTCATCTAGCCGGATGAACTAGAGGCCCCGATCCTGCCTATGGGTGTTTCCCATGTGTTGTGCAATATTGACTGCAAGCTGGTAGTGATGCACACATATGGGTGAACTGGTTGTGGGGAGATAGACTGTAAGTCCCCACAGTTGGTTAGCAGGTTGGGATGGTTACGGACCGGTCAGTTGCTTCAACGCGTCCCTATATCGCTATGGGTATTTTGCGTTCTGACCGAGGTTAGCGAGCGGAGTACTGGTCTAACTTGAGCCAGGAAGTTAATGTATGCCACCATGGGGTGGCGGGGTTTACAGGCATTTTGCCATGCTGTCCTTTTGAAGTGTTCCCGATTTCTGAGCACGACAGCAAGTACCACGGGGGTAATCGCAGCAACCACTGCTCTTATTCATGGTCAAGCAGTTTCAATCCAGGCGCAAGGCCGTCACGAAAATTCGGAAGACGATCAGGAAGGATCGTACTGCGCTGAAGACGTTAGCATCCATGATACCAAGGATGTCGCAAGGGGGTATGATGAAGAGACCGAACAAGAAAGCCCCTAAGCCCAAGCAGAAAGCAAGAAGGATGATGGCACGACCAGGCTTGCTTCTTGACGCCACTCGCGATGGCGTCTTGGGTCTGCCGAGGCCTGTTGGCAAATACATGGTGGTTAGGACAACAACTACCGTGTCAGCAGTTGCCAACTTCTGCAATGTCTTTTGCCCATTCATTGTTGATGATGGTGTCACAGTCGCCAAGTGGATGCCAATGGTAGGCGTGCGTGACGTGAACGCGGGCCTAGCCATTAACGCAGCCAACAACACTCGTCCGGTTCTTGTCACGGGACTGGACCAGTTTAGTCAAGGCTTGACTGAGATAGTGCCAGCACATTTTTCTGTGCGTGTCATCAACTCTAATGCTTTGCAGACTACCAGTGGTACCATTTACCTTGGTCGTCTTGCTAGCAGTTTTGACGCTGGTGGATCAACACTAACCTGGACTGACGCATTCAACAATTTCCTGTCATCCAGCAAGCCCAGAGCAGTGTCCGCAGCGTATCTCGCTTTGAATACATTGCACGCCGATGCGGTACCCATTGAATTCGATGAACTGTCTGACTTCATGGGGGTGATTGCCACATCGTCGATAACGAATCCATTCACATGGGGTAGTGATGCGTACAAACCTGGGGCCCTCAGTCCACTTTATGTCTTCAACCCTGCTGGGGTTGCTTTGGACTTTCAGATCACAGTCCAGTGGAGGGTCAGGCTTGACGCAAACAACCCTTTGGCCTCTAGCCATGTGAATGTGCCGCTCACCGATGGCACAGTTTGGCAGTCTGCCATTCAGGATGTTGAAAGCCTAGGAGAGTCATTCATGGAAGTTAAGGCAGTCCAGGCAGTTGCGCCCTATGCAATGACTGCATTTAGGGCAGCGCGCGCTGGTGTTGCAGCAGCTTGATGATGAGGGCGTAACGTGACGCCTCGTGTGAGTAGCAGTCACCGGGTCATGCGTGCTTGATCCGTCGGGTGGGTGGAGTTCAGGGGTGCTACAGTGCACCGTGACTGCCCTGGCAGTGCCGCCAGGAGAAAACCCAACGTTGTGG